CTCAGGCTTGAATGGCCCCGCATCTTTGGCCCGGTGGGCATTGGCAAACGTGGAGGCCACCACACCGGACCTGTAATCGGCCCGATAGTCCCCAAAGGGCTCGAGCTGGTAGTACGCCATCCACTCAGTCAGCTCGTCCGAGCCCATCGATGCGAGCATCTCGCGCACCGGCAGGCCCAAAGCCAGCGCCAGCCGGAACACAAAGCGCCGCGAGGGATGGGCGATCAGTCGTTTTTTGCAGCGTCCACCTGATCGGCGCCAATGCCGTTCAAGCGCTGAGACACAGCAAACACACGATCCAGCGCCTTGGCACTTTTGCCGCCGAGAGCTGTGATGTCTCCATCGCTGAAAAGGCGACTGCCGCTCTCGTCGCACAGGGTGAGCGAGACCAGGCGGGCACGGACGTTCTCAAGGCGGCCTTCCTTGCCAATCAAGCTGGCCTCGAAGGCGTCGCGGTCGGTACCGGTCATGGTGCGCACCTGCACCTCACCGCCCCACTCCGGGACTTGGACAGTTTCACGGGGCAGATCGTCACTCTGCAGGATTTGTTCACGGGTCAACATGGGGATATCTCTCTTTAAGCTTCGGTGATGTCGCCATCGATTTCGATGGTCACGGAGGCCTGCACCACCGCGTCCACACCGCCTTGAACGCTGAAGTGCGTGACATAGCCGTAGAAGGTCCAGGTGGCAGGGTTGGTGTCGGTAAATGTGATCTTGAACTGGCGACGCACGCGGTTGGCGCGGTCGGTTCTCAGGCCCTGATGGACCAGATCGTCGGGGTTGTAGTGCAGGGTCAGAGACAACTGACCCTCGTCACGCAGGCCCACGCGCTTTTCCTTAGCGGTGGAGGCCAGGTTGGTGACGTCGATCACGGCGGCCTGCCCGCCAGGCCCCTGAAACGAGACCACGTTGGGGATGGTTTCAAAGGCGGTGGTGCCAAACCGGGCAATGGCAATGCCTTGCGCGGTAATTGCGGTGCTGCTCATGCATATGCTCCTTGTTTTACGGTGACCCCACCGGCCGGTGGTAGGTGTAGTCCACGCTCACCCGGTACAGCCGGGCCTGATCTTCAAATTCGGACAGCCCCATGCGCACATCTGCGACGGTGCTCTTGTCTGCCAGCAACGCAGCCAGGACTTGGTCTTGCAGGTGCAAGGCCTCCTGGTACGTTCTGGCATAGGTGTCGACCTGCACGCGCACGCGCTGCAAGCCATGCGGCCCATCAATGCCGAAGATGTGCTCCTGCACGATGGGCGTGTAGACGATGGCTGGGTACTGGGTGTTTTCTGCAGCGACAAGCGCGTAGACCTCACCACCGGCCAAATCCTTGATGGCATCAAAGAAGTCCTGCATGGCTATTTCCTGTAGAGGTTCTTGGCTTCCTGCTCAATGCGCTCACTCAGCCGGTCCTTCATGGCCTGCACCGCTTCGCGCCGCTTGGCTTCCAGGGCTGGCCGCAGGAATGGCCGCGCGCGCATCTTGCGAGTGCCAAACTCCACGAAGCGCCAGTACCAGGCATCCTGAGACAGGTTGCCCTTCTTGCCTTGCTTGCGGAACTTCTTGCCGTGGCGCACCGTCACGAAGAAGGTCTGGCGCGTGAGGCTGGAGAGTTCAGGGATCTGTTTCATGATCACCGAGCGCTTGAGCGTTCCGGGTGACGGCTGGTTGGGCCCCAGGACCTCGGCTGCCTTGGGGGCGCGCATGCGGGCTTCATCGCGAATGACTTTGGCTCCGGCATAGACCGAGACGCGCAGGCCGTTCTTGGCCACCCGGTCGGGCAATTCGCGCAGGGCTTTGGCCAATTCAGCCAGGCCCTCGACCTTGAAGCGTTCATGTTTAGCCATCGTCCAGACCTTCGCTGGCCAACAGAACGACCAGGACGCGTTTCTCGTCCTCGTTCAGGGCCGAGTGGATGTTGAAGATCCGCGACCTGTAGAGCACCCGGTACTGGGCGACTTGCTGGGGGTTGTCAAAGATGCTCTGGTAGCGCACCGTGATCTGGTGCGTGAGTTCGGCCGAGATGCGACTGGCAATCACGGCTTCACGGCCGGACAGGGGCTGGATATCGGCCCACACTGTGGCCACATCAATCCATGTTCGGCTGGGGGCACCCAAGCTGTCTTTGACCGTGCTGGGGCGCTGGATCTTGATGCGTCGGCCCAGCGTTCCGGCTCCGATGGGGTTCATATCAGGGGTACCTTGTAGGGATCGAGCAGGCCATCGATGAAGGGCAAGGGGTCAATACGCCCTCGTGTCATCGATGCCACCTCCTCGCGGTGAACGTAAAGTGATCCCACACGCAGCTTGATCCAGGTCTTGATGCCCTCAGGCACCGCTGCGGCGCTGCCATACCCTGCATCGAAGACAACGCTCACGGTGCCGATCTGCGGCAGAGAAATCGGCCAGATCTGTCCGAACACGGGCGTGATGCGGGCAGGCTCGCAGGCGCTGTCGACGGTGTAGTTCGCCGCTGGCATGACCTGCCAGGCGCCCGCCATGTCGAGATAGCGGATTTCCACCACCGACGCCACGGGCGACTTGGGCAGCAAAACAGCATGCCCGGGCAGCGTGAAGGTCTGCCCTGCGGGCACCCCCATCAGGCTGGGTCCGGGAAAGCTGTCGAGCACCATCCGCCAGCGCGCCGCCATCAACTGACGGTTGGTCAAGGTCTCGGCCGCCTGGCGTGCCGCCGAGATCAGGACCTGTATCAGGCTGTCGTCGTCATCGAAGTCCACCCGCAGGTGGAGCTTGGCCTCGGCAAGCGAGATGGGCTCCCCTGCGGGCGGAGTCATCAACTGCATCGGCATGTGATTGCTCCACCCTCAGGCTCAGACCACCTGCGCGACCGCAGCCTGGTTGCTGGCATCCCCCGGCGCAAAGCGGGGGTTAAAGCCCAGCAACTGCGCCGCCGTGAGGCTGGCAGCAACAGCCACCGTCAGCGACAGGCGCACGTAGGCGTAGCCGTTGGTGACATCCAGATCGTCCGGGCGCAGGTTGATCAGGGCCTGTTTGTTGTCACCCGTGGCCTTGACGATCTGGGTGATGGCTTTGCCCGTCACATCCTTGGCACCCGTGCCAGAAGCGTCGGTGGCCTGCTGCAGCTTGGCGTCCAGTGTGGCGCCCGTGCCCAGGACGCCGCTTTGCACAAGCGCCAGCAGACTGTGGTGGTTGCCCGCCGAAATCCAGCCGGTGGTGACAGTGCCCACAGCCTGGCTGGCGGGGTCAATGGTGGCCAGAACCGAGAACAGTTCGCTGCCTTTTGCATTGGGAAACATCAGAGTTCTCCTTCAGTGATTGGCGACGATCAGCGTGCGCCCAGTTGGACAAAGGGCGACATGGTCGTGCTGCCCTTGGCGGGGGAGATCGGCGCAGCGATCTTGGATTGGCCGTCCATGCGGAACGTGGTGCGGAAAGCCGTGAGGTCCGCATCGAAGTACAGGTGCATGGAGGTGGCCGTTTGCATGCCACCGGCCTTGGTGATGGTCTGGTAGTACGACAGATCGGCCAGCAGCACGTCACCTGCAGAAGAGAAGGTGTTGGCGTGTTGCGAGACAAAGACCGGACGGCCCAGCAACGTGCCGTAGGGCGAGACCTGGATGCCACCCGGGTTCATGCCCGTAGGCAGGTAGATCGGGTAGTTGCCCAGCGTCAGCGTGAAAAGCGCGGGGAGCACGTCGTTGTTGACAATCCACACGGCCTTGCCAAACGAGCCCGGCGGCAGGCGCGAGATCATCTTGGCCAAGTTCTGCGCCAAGAGGGTCTGCGTGGTCTGTCCCGATTCCTTGGCCACTGTCACCGTGGTGGCGTTGGTCATGCAGCCCACCGGCAGGCCCGTACCCGAGCCGAACAGGATCGACTCGTTGGTCTTCCAGCGAATGGAGGTGGCGATCTTGTCGGGCAGGTAGGTGGACAGCGCATTGGTATCGTCCAGCAGCTCATCGGTCACTGGCACCAAAGCCATGAGCTTTTTGAGGCGCAGAGTCGACAGTCCCAGGACAGGCTTGGTACCCACGGCCGATGCGGCTTCACCTTGCCAGTAGGCTCGGATGCCGTTGGTGCCCCAGGGCGTGGTCTCGTCCTTGGGGAAGGCCATGGTGTTGCCCGTGATCTCGACG